ACTGTTGCACTTTTTGCTGTCTTAAATTTTGCCATTTTATTTCTCCTTAATTTAGCGTTCTAGGCCGCCCGGAGTGGCGCTCCGAGAGTTCATATGAACAACTGTATTTACCGTAAACATTGACTATTTGGGCTATAGTCAGTATTATTAAATAAGATATGAAAATATTAAGTGTTGGTCACGTCTGTGCTGATTTAGTTTACTACAGCAATACCATACCTAGCATAAACAACAAAGTAGGCTGTGAACATGCAGAGATTATTCTCGGTGGTAACGCTGCCAATGTTGGTCGTGCTTTAACTGAGTTAGGTGCAGAAGTTGAACTTTGTACGGTGCTTGGCAACCAACAACATCCATATTCAAAAATTATAGTTGAATTACTAAATGAATATGGCATTAATCACGATTATGTAAAATACAAAGAAGACCTAGCAACACCAAGTAGTATCATAATTGTAAACGACAAAGGTGAGCGCACAGTTATCTATCATCAAAGTGAAGAAATAAAACGCAAAATTAGTTTACCCACAGACTATAACTTTGATTTAATTACCGCAGACAATCACAGAATGCCCATGGTCAATGAAATATTTTCAGCAGCACGTTTGAATAATATTCCTACTATGCTGGACATTGACGCACCAATTGAAACATTAGAATCGTATCCTAAGGCAGACTACGTTTGGTTAAGTTATGAAACTTATGCTTTATGTAATCTTAGCATCTACGATTTGCAACGACAGTTTGGTGGTTTAGTAGGATATACTAACAGTGAGGATGAAATTTGTTGGCTGGAACAAGGCGAAGTAAAAACTTGCCAGCCAGAAACAATACAGGCCCTTAATACGTTAGGCGCGGGTGATGTGTTTAGAGCACAGTTTGCAGTATCAATTTGTAATGGTTTATCTGTTGAAGAGGCTGTAAAGACAAGTTGTCACACCGCAGCACTTCACTGTCAACAATTACCAATTGCATAGCCAACAAAAAAGGACCTTTCGGTCCTTTTTCGCTTCCCATCCCTATGAGAATTTTTATGCTTACTGGAAGCTTAGGTTGCTTACAGCAATCTCGCTCAAGTAATCGCCTGCGTTACCAAGAGAAGATGCTGTGTTTGTCAACTCAACATATCCATAACGAGTCATAAAGCCTACGACTGGTTCGAATGTTGCTGGGTCTAGAACAACACCACTGCTCATCAATGGAATGTATGGGCAGTAGAATGCTGCGGCATCAGCCTCGCTGGAACCTTTGTAACCAACTAGTACAGCGGTTGTGTCGCTGGCATAGCTGTCTACGTAGATACGCATTGCGCCGTTTAGTGTACCAACAAACTTGGTGTTTGTAGGTGCTTCGAATGTACCTTCTGTGGTACGTGCGAATGCACTAGTTGTTGCGCTCTGTAGTACTGTTAAAGCGGCTGGACTTACAACTGCCCAGTTACCTGCGCCGCGACGTGTACGCTGTGCAATCAAGTTTGCACTGCGGTTGATTAGAACGGCTAGAGCAGCGTGTTCGTCACCAACGAATGTAGCGGTACCAGATACTGTTGCCTGGTTGTATGTGAAGTCAGTAGCGGCTAAACCACGTAGACTACCTAGAACTTCTTGGTCGATTTCAACGGTAATCTCTTGTGCTAGAGCAGCCATGATTTCTGCTTCAACGTCAAGACCATGCATGCTTTGTGCATCTTGGGCAGCTTCAAATGTCCAACGTGCGCTTAGTTTACGTGTCTTGGCTTCTACAACCTGCTTCAAGATTTGAACGTTAATTTTACGTCCTGGGTTGCCTTCTAGTGCGCTTGTAGCGGATGCACGACCTGTAGATAAACTACCGGAATATGCAGTGGCAATCTTGAATGGGCTTAGTGCTTCGTCACCAGCAACTGTGCTTGTGTCGAATGGAGCAGGTGCTGTACTTGTAGCAGTTTCTGCATAACGTACACGTAGTGTGTGGATCTGTGCAACAGGTCCTGTCATTGGCTGAACACCAACGATTTCGTTAGCAATAACTGTAGGCATAACACGTCGAATTACTGGTAAAATTACACGGTTTAGTGTAGCAACGTTACCAGCAGCGGTTGCGCCTGCTGTAGCAGCTTCTGCCAAATGCTTGCGAGTGTTTTCTAGGATAACACCCATTGTGGTTCTGCGTGAACCGTTTAGACCTTCAAGCAGGGCATCTTTTGTTTCGCCCCAACGGCCTTCTAGTAGTGCTTGTGTCATTTTTTCTTTACTCCTAATTAGGGTTTATTTAAGCCCTGCTAAACGTCTAATTTCGACAACATTATTATCGTCGGTTTCAACGCTGACCTTAGCAGTTTTATCACCTGTCATTTCTTTACGACTCTCAGTTACCATTTGCTTTTCGGCTTTTGGTTCCACAGAGTTGTTTAGAACTGCTGGTAGATACTTATCAAATGCAGACTTCAGTTTCTCGGTCTGCACATTTTCCAAAAGCTGGCTCATTACTTCCTGCTTTTGCTTGTTCAAGGGTTTCATTAACTCTTGTAGAGTGTCCTGACGCTCTTGACTTTCCTTAATCATGCGAATTTCGCGGTCTTTTGATTCAACTAGTTGAGCCTTCTCATCAGCAGCAGCCTTGGCTTCTGTGATTTGTTGCTCTTTGTCTTCTAGTGCCTTCATTAGTTTAGCGATTTCCTTGTTCTCATTTAAGTGAGTAATAGCAAATTCACTAGCAAAGGCTTCGAATAGACGACGTCCAAAGTTGTTCTCGCGAGCAATTTGAATGTCTTCTTTTAGTTGAGTCAATTCAGACTCTAGTTTCTTGCCTACAGACTCCTTAACAAGTGCAGCAGATCTGGCAACAAATTTGTCTTGTAGTTCGGCTAGTTTGGACTTGGCTTCTGCTACTAGACGTACTTTTGTTTCTACTACGTCTTGCTTGTCTTTTGCAAACTCTTGAATTTCTTCTGCTAGAGCCTTGATTACAAACTGCTCAAGTTTCTGTGTAGATTCTTGTGCAACTTTGCGATCAGAGCGCAACTCTTTGACTTCTTCTGCTAGTTTTGCAACTAGAAATTTGTCAAACTTGCCAGCGGCTTCGCTCATACGCTTGTTAAAACGTACACGGTCTGCTGCTAACTGTTGCTTTTCCTCAGCAAATTCTGTGAGTTCTGCTTGGAGACCTTCTGTGACCATCTTGTCTAGAGCTTCGACCATTACGCTTTTATCGTGTTCATAGCGTGTAGAGAACTCGTCGCGCATTTCTGTGCGAATTTGTTCACGTGCTTCATTAAGTTTGGATTCCCAGGCTTCGTTAATTGCAGTCTGAGTTTCTTCGTTAATGATACCACTGTCTACTAATGGTTTGATAGCATCAAACATGGATCATTCTCCTGTTATATTTTTAAGTCTTTGATGAGGCGAGTTACTTCCTCACGCAAATACTTCTGTACCTTTTGATCAGCACCGGCATCTTTTGCCATTTCGAGTACCCTGTGTCCGCCACGCATATTCATTAAGCCTTCATAGACTGCTTTTGGATATGCATTTGGAGCACTGGGCTGTGCTACAATATCAACTGTGACTATATCAAAGTCACTGACGTGTCCAGTACCCTCGTTAACGTTACCGCTACCTCGACTGCTTACGCCTAACTTCACACCTGATTCCAACATAGTTTGCACTAGTTGGCCCATAGGTGTTGGAAGAACCTTTAATTTACCAAATCCATTGGGACCGTCCATCCACATTTCTGTAATCATGTGGCTAACTCTGTCTAGGTTAATTTTTAAATCGTCTGGGTGATCTACTTCACCTAGCACGCTGTAACCTTCTTGGATTTGTTTGTTAACATTACCTACAGCATCGGAAATTTCACTAACGGGGTATACTCTTTGATTGGCGTTTTTAACGCCGCCCTGTATGAATATACCCTTCATATAGAGATTTTTACCTTTGCCGTCAGCATTTGCTTCCGCTATAACTTCCATTCTAGCGTTGTCAAAGGTTAAATGCTCTTGTAGTAAGTTCATTAGTGATTATGCCTTATACTTTACCTGCACCGGATACTTTTTTCATATCTGGCTTTGTGGTCATTCCCATGCTTGTACTCTTTGGTGTGGCGCCGCCTTTGTCTTCGCCGCCTGCGTCGAAGTCAACTGCTTTACCGCCCATGTCGTTTTCGCCAGCAACTACAGACTCAGTGTTTGTACCTGCTTCTTCAGATTCAACTGGCTGACCAACTTTTTCTAAGTATTCACGGATCCACTCAGATTCTGTCATTTTGCGACTTTTCTTGGATTCAGCAACTTGAGGCTCTTGCTCTTCAGCAACTTCCTCTTCCTCAGCAACTTCTTCTTCCTCAGCAACTTCTTCGGTTTCCATAGTGTGCATTGTTTCAGCCATATCGCCTTCGTCGCCGCCCATGTCCATGTCCATGTCGCCTTCTTCTTCACCCTTGTCGCCCATTAAAGCATCAAATTCTGCTTTTAGTTCGTCAAGTGCGTCTTCTAGATCCATAACACGGTCTTCGAGTTCTTCGTCGTCGCCGTCCTCATCGCCTTCTTCCTCGCCGTCTTCGTCGTCCATGTCCATTTCGACTTCTTCTTCGTCATCCATTTCCATTTCGTCGTCTTCGGCTTCAGCCATACCTGTTTCATCTGTAGTGATTTCGTCTACCATATTGGCCACTTGATCACCGCCGACTTCTTCTAGGTCTTCTTCATCAATCAATGATTCGTAGATTTCACGACTCTTTTCTACAACGATGCTGTGGAAAAGTTCACGTGCTTTGTCTTCGTCTTCATTAATGATGTACTCAATTAGTTGTTCATATTTGCTCATGTGTTCGTTCCTTTTAAAAAAACCATGGTTTAAAATTCTGTATAGTTATTTACAGAATATACGCATTTTATGGGTTAAATGGGCATTTTTTGACTGATTTTAGTGACTAATTATAGTCCTAAACCGCCACCTGCGGGCTGTTGAGGTGGTTGATACTGTTTTGACACTTTGTTCAGCATCTGTTCATGCTCTAATTTACGTGTGTCATTCATGGCACGTAACTTGTTTAATCTATCCAAAGTCAAGCGAGTTTTACGTGTGTCAGTGGCACGAATAGCACTGTTATCGTCTTTTTCAGAATAATAACCATCTGGTATTTTTTCGTAAAGTTCAAGCAAGTTCATATATGTATTTACTAATATTTGTTATATTGCTGGTGCAGCGCCTGCTGCTGCTCCTGCAGGTGCTGCGGTTGCTGGACCTGCGCCTGCGGCGCCACCTTCTTCGGGTGGTAGTTCAGGAATTGCTGCAGCTTCTAAGTCACTGTCTAGTCCACCAGGGCTAATGCCCACACTACGTAAGCCGGCTTGTTCAACAGGTGCTTCTGTACTGTCGCCTTGTTCTTCGCGCCACATACGTTCGTTTTCTGACAGTTCTTCTTCAGTTAGACCCAAGTAACGTGTTAGCAAGAAACGCTTGCTGAGATATGGATACTGCTCTAACTGAGCAAAACTGCTGATTCTAGCACCATCAACTTCTGCTTGTCTATAACTAGCAAAGTTTTGAGGTTCGTTAAACTGTAGGTCAAACAGGTTAGCATCGATATTAATACCACGCCAACGTAAGAATACTTTAAACTCTTGATCTAGTTTTTCTACAATCATACGCTGTAACCGCATACAGTACTGATTAAAACGCCATTCCTGAATAAGTGCAGTGCCTACTCTACCATCACTGAATGTGTTAGGGTTGCTGGTGCCATCATCAAGTCCTGTGGGCAAATAACTGGCTGGAATACGCAAGCCTCTAAACAGTTTGTTGGTAAAGAAGTGTAAGTCTGTGATCTCGCCCAAATTCTGTCCACCTGGTAGTGGCTCAACACTACTGCCTCGGCCATCAGCAGTAACTGGAAAGAAAAAGTCTTCATTGGTGCTCAGAGGATTGTAAGTAGCGTCCATCATGTTTTGTCCGCCGCCTGTCTGTGTAGGAATTCTACGTTGGTGTACTTCGTTCTTGATACGCTCCACAAACGCCATGGCCATGTGGCTGGGCATGTTACCTACGTCAATTTTAAACACTCTACGTTCTGGCGCACGCTGTACACGATAGATAATGATAGCGTCTTCTAGCAGTTCTTTTTGTTTGAAAACTTTGAACACGTTTTCTAACACTGAATTGCCAAAAGGCCAACTAAAGTCTAGACCTTCTGTCAAACTCATGTGAACAATGTGTTCAGCGTTTACAGTGGTTTCGTTTTGTGCATGACTAAAACGTGTGCCTCCACTGTAAGGAGTTGCTGGCTGAATATAAGCACCACTGGGTCCGCCGACTTGTGGATGATTAACTGCTACATCGCTGGCGTTTACAGTGGTAGCAGTCAAGTTCATAAAGTTTGGCTGCAGGTCTTTGATCACATATTGTTCAGGTTTTTTGCCTTCGGCTTCGTTAACAATAACTTTGGTAACCTTACTCATTTCAACCCAAAACAACTTAAAAGTTTCTGGATCTCTAATAAAAACTTGGTCTCCGTACTTGATAGTATTACGGAACATCTTAAAGATACGTTTGTTAAATTCGTTTAAACTGATCCACTGTTGTAGTTGTTCGCTAATAATCTTAACTTCGCTGTCAGTGGGTTTGTCTTTCCAAAAGAACTTGAATGTACTACCGTTCGAATCATTGGTCTGTGTACTGAACTCAGCAAGAATGTCCAATGCAGCGTTCACTTCTGAATCCATGTCCATTTGTTCGTATTGATTGTAACGTTCAATACGGTTTGGATGTCCAATGTAAACTTCTGGCAAGTTACTTTGGAAGTTTCTGTAGTTAAAAGTGTTGGACTGTCCGCTTTGACTGCTACTGATTGGACTCAGTGCGCCACTGGTGTTTGCGGTTCTAAAATATTTTTTCCAAGCCATTCGTAGTCTCTTTAGTTACATATTTACCTAAAATCAGTAACTGTTGTTTAATATTCGTCGATTAATGTCATTAGTTTCATCAACTTTGTCGGTAAGTTCCCTAATTGCCCTGACCATTGGTGTCCAATCTATGTCCATTGGTACATTGCCGTTGGCCAGAGGAATAATGGCTTCGGGACCCGCTTCACCTGCTATAACAGGTTCGTTGGCTACACCACCAAGCGCATAAGCAGCAGGATTCATACCTGCAAATTCACTAGTCCTAGCATATTCTCTTTCTTCTGCAATGCGGCGAGCGCTGGGCCCAGTTGGGGCCTGTTCCGTTATACCTAACACTCTTGTAGCAAATTGTCTTATGGCTGCAGTCAGTGCCGGCATGTCATTATTAGCAATAGCATTTATAATATTACCCAGACTCCTTGTGCTATCGATCATTTTTTGCTGCATAAAAGTGCCAAAATCTACCAAGTAT